ATTAAATGAAACGGCGAATACCCCATCTAGCCAAGAAATGACGGATTGGAGTACAATGAATTTTAAATCTGAAATGTCGGATGCGTTTGGAACGCGAGATTCTAAGCCATCTGTACCATTGGCAACAACTGACATACATGGTAATGTGATAAATATGCAAAATGAACATGTTGCAACAACTGTTAATGCAATGACAAAAGATTATTCTGCTTTAATGAAAGCAATTGATAAAAAGAAACAAAATAAATAATGGCAAGACCGGTCTATAAATATCAACCAATTAAAGAAGCACCTGATGTAGCAATTGGAATACCATTACCATTTAATAACTCATCTATTGCTAAGCTCGAGTCAGGTAATTATGCCTCCGGGAGCGTGGCAGGTAAAGGTGTATTTGCTCAAACGTATACAACTGAAGACCAATCGGTGTCAAATTTAAAAAATTTATTAATGACTCGTAAAGGTGAGCGTATAATGCAACCTAATTTTGGTTCTAATATTTATAGTATACTTTTCGAGAATAATACAGGTGATATTAGAACAATGTTAAAAGAAACAATTGCAAAAGATATTGAATATTGGCTACCGTATATTTCATTAAATGATGTAAAATTAAATACTAGCCAAGACATGCATTCAATAAATATTGGAATACATTTTAAAATAACTAGTGTAGGAGTAAATTTAGTAATTAATATTATAGCATCGGAAAATGAATTTCAAGTATCTAACGCAGAACCGGATTTATCATTACAGCTAGTTAATACAAATGATGGAGTATATTGATATGGGAAATTTAATTAAAAAAGATGTAAAATATTTAAATAAAGATTTTGGACAATTTAGACAGAATTTAATAAACTTTACAAAAAATTATTTTCCAAACACTTATCAAGATTTTAATGAATCTTCTCCTGGTATGATGTTTTTAGAAATGGCATCGTATGTAGGTGATGTATTATCATATTACACTGATTCATCATTCCGGGAATCATTATTATCATCTGCTCAAGAAAATTCAAATGTTTTAGCGTTATCTCGATTATTTGGATATAAACCAAAACTTAACTCACCTTCTACATGTAAATTAGATATATTTCAATTAGTAATCTCATCCGGTAGCGGAGCAAATGCTGCACCCGATATGAATTACGCATTATCTATTGATTCGAATTTAGAATTAGAAAGCGAGGCTGGAGTTAAATTTAGGAGCATTGAGCCTGTTGATTTTAATGATAACCCGGAAGTATCTGTATATGAAGTAAATTCCGCCGGAGCCGTATCGCGATATTTATTAAAAAAGCAAGTTAATATCGAGTCCGGAGATATTATAGAATCTACATTTATATTTACAGATCCTAAACCATATGATAAAATTGTTCTCCCGGAAAAGAATATTATTAATATTTTAAGTATTAAAGATTCAGTAGAAAACAATTGGCATGAAGTTGATTATTTGGCACAAGATACTGTTTTTGAGGATATAGCAAATATTCCATATAATGATCCAGAATTATCCGATCACCGTGGTACAGTGCCTTATATTTTAAAATTACGAAAATCTCCACGTAGATTTATAACTCGGCTACGCGATGACCATCGATTAGAGATACAATTTGGTTCTGGTATATCATCTGATGCGGATGAAGAAATTATTCCAAATCCAAAAAATGTAGGTCATGGATTGGAATACTTAAAACGTACTACAACTGATAGTATTGATCCGTCTAATTTTTTATATACTAGTACATATGGATTATCACCATCTAATACTACATTGACTATACGATATTCCGTAGGCGGTTCTATATCAGATAATGTAGGAGTAAATTCTGTTACAAAAATAAATAAGATTTCATATTCAAATGAAATTAATATGGTAGATTTATCTGATTCAAAAGGCTCTGTTGCTGTTTCTAATCCGGAACCGGCTACTGGTGGAAAGACTAAACAAGATATCGAAGGTATACGACAAAATGCCATGGCATCGTTTGCTGCTCAAAATAGAGCAATTACCCGAGAAGATTATATATGCCGTGTATATGCGATGCCATCACGATATGGATCGGTTTCTAAAGCCTATATTATTAACGATGCTCAAATCAATACTGCAGACAAAACTTATCCAGCAGAGACAATATCAAATCCATTAGCATTAAATTTATATTTACTATCAGTTAATTCATCCGGTCAATTTATAGGATGTAATCAGGCACTTAAAGAGAATATAAGAACTTATATATCTGAATATCGTATGTTAACTGATGCGATAAATATAAAATCAGCGTTTATTATCAATATTGGCGTTGATTTTGAAATAATAACTAGACCAAATAAAAATAGCAATGAGGTATTATTAAAATGTATTGCACGATTAAAAACATTATTATCAAATGATAGGATGCAAATAAATGCTCCTATAGATATATCTGAATTGACTAGTGCTTTAGATCAAGTAGAAGGTGTACAGAGTGTGATTAATTTTACATTTAAGAATATATTTGGTGGTAGTCATTCATCAAATAAATATGATATGCGCGCTGCAATAAAGAATAATATTTTATATCCATCATTAGACCCGTGTATATTTGAAATAAAATATCCAAGCGCTGATATTCGTGGAAAAGTTGTTAAACCTTAAGGAGTATAATGTATAGAATATTTTACGCAGAAAAAAATACTACTTTAAATGAAAGATTCCCAGAGCAGAACGCCGGAATCGATCAGATTTTAGAATTTACAAAACATGTTTCCGGTACAATCGTCGATGGCCGGTATCGATCACAAACATTTAATACACGTATATTAATTGATTTTGGATCTGAAATTGATTCTGTTACAACTGCGGTAAATGATGGCAAAATCCCACCCCTAGGAAATGCTGCAACCTCCGCATCTGTATATCTATCACTTCGATCATCTGATGCTACAGATTTAATACAAAAATATAATTTAGAGGCATTTCCGGTATCTCAGTCATGGTCCCATGGCCAAGGATATGTAAGTGATAATCCAAAAACCACAAAGGGTGCTTCTTGGTATTATCGTAATTCAAAAGATTTGGCAACAAATTGGACTACTGGTTCCGCGGCTAGCCGAAATGTATCTTCTGGAACCACTGAAACGCGTGGAGGTGGTACATGGATGACCGGATCTACATATGAAGCATCACAATCATTTAATAATCAAGTACCAGATATACGTATAAATGTAACTGATATTGTAGATAATTGGGTTAAAGGTAATTTGAATAATCATGGGTTTGTTGTTAAACGTCCATATTCGGATGAGATATCTGGTGAGATATTAGGAGATATTAAGTTTTTTAGTCGTAATTCTCATACAATATTTGTTCCTAAATTAGAAGTAGTATGGGATAATACTACTTTTATTAATACATCATCCGCAGAAATATCAGCTAATTCATATGTACCATATTTTAAAAATATAAAATCTGAATATAGAACTTCTGAAATTACTAAGTTTAGAATAGGTGTTCGTCCAGAATTTCCATCTAAAACATATGTAACTTCATCATTTTATTTAACCAATGAAAGATTACCAACATCATCATATTATAGTATAATAGATTCTATTACAAACGAAACTATTATTGCATATGATACATCCGGAACAAAAATTGATTGTGATTCCAATGGAAGTTTCTTTAAATTGAGAATGGATTCATTCATGCCAGAACGTTATTATAAAATGCAATTAAAAATAGAAAGAGATGGTGGAGATGACATACAAACATTTGACGATTTTTATTTTAAGGTCGTTAACTAATGATAAATCGTTCAAAATATAAACAATATAAATTAAACCAAACTAAAGAATCTGGTAAAATTGATTCTGCTTTTGATTATTTCATTGATACCAATGCCGTGGTGGAGCTAATAGAAGATGAATTTATTTCTAACGTGAAATTATCCGGTGATTATCATGATATGATGTTAAAGGAAGATATAGAAATAGCATTTCAATCTACGGAAAATGATCCAGTAATAATTCCTAATTATGAAACATTAGAAGTTATGTTAGTTGAACGTGGATTAACTTATGATGCAATACGTGTTCAAACAAATATAGATAATTTTATATATAATAATTTATATTCGTTAAATGATAGGTCAGAAGAATATAGTAATGTTATTAGATTTGAAAGTGGTTATAGACCAGCATTTCCATTCTTTAGAGATCCAGGAGATCATATAAGAAATTTGAATAGTACTTCCGGCAGATATTATAATGGAATCGTATTTCAGAAACAAACACTGACGGAAAAACTTCGCGAAGAATATGAAGGTAAATTTATAACATTGACATATGGAATGGACGGAGATCAACAAGATTATGATTTTTTGAATCAATTAAAAATCATGATTTATGGAGAATGGAGATCTATTGCATATCAAAATGATGACGGTGGATTTTGGGCTAGTTGGGATATTTTAGATTATTATAATATTGTGAATGGATTTGGAGCTGAATATGATAAAGGTAGACGGTATGTACAAAGTAATTCAACGGTTGCAACATTAATAGAAGCGGGTGGTATTACTAATTTACAGGATGATGGATCCAGCTCACCAGTATGGAATGATTTTGATCATCGTGGGTTTGATGAATCGCCATTCCGGTTAGGTACCAGTAGATATGAACGATACATTAATACAACAAATAATGAAGTGTTTAATTTAGAATATATGCAACCATATGAACCGGCTGGTTCAGAGTTGTATTATAATGAGTATGGCGGATGGCAAGAAATACAGTATTAAATATAACACAACCATTAGTTAAAGATGGTACAGTAGAAGTACATTACTTTACTCCAGGAGAAGACTCTAGGTATATTGTCGGTGGTGTAATACAAGATTATGAAATTGATGTAGATAAAATTCTTGTTGATCATAAAGCTGTATTAAAATCATTTAATATACGTCGTGGTGATTTTAACGCAGTAATAAATATATACGATCCAATATTGGGCTCTGCAGAATTTCCAATGATATATCTTAAGGAAATCTCTCCGGACAGGCGTGAATTACGATTCGAACATGTTGCAGTAGACAACTTAGAAGAACATGAAGGAATGTTACAATCATTTATTGATTATTATTCAGACAGAACTTTCCCTGAATTTGTTTTAAATTTTGGACGCAATCGACTTTTTAAATTTATTAATCAAAAAATATTTGGAGATGAAAATAATTTAGTAATACGTTTATTAGATCCATTACCAAACGATATTGAAGAAGAGTCTACTGCATGGATAGCAGGTGAATTATCAGATTCGGTCAATGATGATGGCATATCTATTGATAGTATTAGTGTAGATGATAATATGCCAGAATTACGTGGACCTAATTTTGAAGTGGACACAACGTATGGTACTATAACAGAAACTAGTTTTGAATCATGGAATACGTTATTAGATGCCAGTACTGCAACGTCACAGAATATAGTAGATCGTATG